ATGTATATTGACGAAAGTAAATCTGATCCAAGCCAAATGATAACATACAGGGACGACGCAACGGATATGACAGCCGGAAGTTCAGATTGGGACGATTTCTTCGGTTATAGACCTTGTTTGTTGGACGCAAGCGGACAAGTTTATAAATATTTGAATCCATTGGATTATACAAAAGATATTGATTGAAACGATGTTTCAAATTATGTAACTGGAACAGACGGAACATATAACGTAATGGTTGAATTTCCAAGGCGTGGTTTCAAAATGAGTAAATCATGAAGTATAATTACAGTTTCAATAACAGATAATCCAGCAGATTATGCAAATGGTTTCCATTATTACGCACATACAAGGTGACCAGTGGATTTGAGCCAAGATGATACAAGTGCAGATGAAATGCAATATGCAAAGGATTATTTCTATTTGGGAGCATATAAAGGATATGTGCAAGATTCAAAATTAAGAAGTATAAGTGGAAAAATACCAACAACAACGATTTATATTTACGACGCAAGAACAAACGCAAGAGCCAATTGAACCGGTTACGAACAAAGCGGATTTTATCAATTGGAAATCAGAAAAGCATATTATGCAATGAAATATAAAAACATGAATTCGCAAGCAACACTTGGACGTGGATTTGTGGATAAAACAAGCGGTTGGAGTTCTACAAGTTGCCAAACATGAGCAACAAATTCAAGGTGATTGGATTATTGAGTAACAAGCACGGGAACGGACATTTCTGTAAACAGAGTAAAATTTGCATGAATAGAAGATCCACGGGGAAATGTTTGGGAATGGATAGATTGAATAAATTTAAACAATTACCATGCATACGCTTCTTGCGATTGTGACACATGGTTACATGATAAAACAGATTGAAATTATCACGATGTTTGAACATTACCAAGCACATCGGATTCATATATTAAAACAGTGCTTTGAACAACAAAAGGTGGATTCTTGCCAGCAAGCGTCGGTGGAAGCGATTCAACTTATTATTGCGATAATTACCGAGTTAATTCCGGTGCTCGCGTCGTGGCATCCGGTGCGGCTTGGAATGATGCGTCGAAGGCGGGGGCTTTTGTGATGGCTCTGAATGATACTTCTTCGGGTCGTAGCGCTTATGTCGGGGCTCGCTTGATGTTCCTTTAATAGGAACATCAAGTGAACGTTTTAATTCACTGGTTCAAACAAAATGGAAATCAAAATAATAATAAACACGGTTGAAGAAAAAGACGAAGAATTGATACTTTGACCGGATTGAATCCGAAGGGAAAGTAAAAAGCCAAAAATTGAAATAGTTGTAAACCAAAACAAAAAAGAAGAAAATAAAATCGAAAAAATAAATATTGATGAATTGTAAAAAATATATTCTTGGGTAACGGAGAAACCGATATAAAATGAAGCAAAAATTTCAACAGTACTCACGTCGTGAAATCCAGTGCGAATTGGAATAATACGTCGAAAGCAGGGGCTTTTGTGATGAATCTGAATAATACTTCTTCGAATCGTAACACTAATATCGGGGCTCACTTAATTTCCAAAACCATGTCAAGCTTGTTTTATTCCAAAAGAGTAAAGCGAGCAAATTAAAACGGCTCCGTTACCTTGGCTCTTGCCAAAACATAAAAACTTTTAAAGCCGTGCAAGTAGGGAAACCGAACACTTGGTGACATGGAACATCAAATAAAAATGAAAACACACTGAAACTTATTTGAAAAAATAACAGATATTGAAAATATCAAAATTGCACATTATAACGCAAGAAAAGACAAAACATTTTATGGATCAGTAAGGGAAGTTGACAACAATTTGGAGAAAGTTGCCAAAGAAATTCAAGAAATGCTTGTAAATGAAACATACGAAATAAAAGAAAGTGATTATTCAACAGAATTTATAAACGATAAATGAAAAGAAAGAAGGTTGGATAAATTACAATATAATCCACATCGTATTGTTCAATGGGACGTAACGCAAGCGTTAGAGCCAATATTCATGGAAGTATTTTGTAATTTCACATGTGCAAGTTTAAAAAATCGTGGTATACATTACGCATATAAATTGATGAAAAGGTATATGAAGGATAGGGATTGAACGAAATATTGCTTGAAAATAGATATTAAGAAATTCTACCCGTCAATTGATCATGATATACTGAAACAATTATTAAGAAGAAAAATAAAAGATAAAAAAGTATTAAGGTTATTGGATAAAACAATCGAAAGTGCTCCATGATGAAAGGGTGTGCCAATTTGAAGTTATTTATCGCAATATCTCGCCAATTATTACCTTGCATATTTCGACCACTGGTTGAAAGAGAAATTGCATGTAAAATATGTTGTAAGGTATATGGACGATATTGTGATTTTTAGTAATAGCAAAGAATGGTTACGTGAAACATTGGGGAAAATCCAAGAATATTTGCATGAAAATTTAAATTTACAAGTGAAATGAAATTATCAAATATTTCCAACAGAGAAAAGGGGCGTGGATTTTGTGGGTTATAGGTTCTTTTATGATTACACACTTTTGAGAAAAAAGACAGCAACAAGAATGAAAAGGAAATTAAAACGAATCAAGGAACATAAAACAGATAAAAACGAATTATTGAATTACTCGGAATGGTGCAGTATTAATAGTTATGTTGGGCGAATTATTTATTGCGACCATTACAGATTGTTTGAAAAATATATTGATCCAGTAAGAAAAAGTTTAAACAGATATTATTTTTATGTGATTGTGAATAAAAACGAGAAAAAATTGAAAAGGTATTATAAAGACTTGATTAAAAAGAAATATTGTGTTGCAAAATAAAAAACAAGCTTTGATATTTTGACATCGTGATTATATTATATTTAAAGTTTGCTACAACTTATTTTAACCTTTTATGCATAAAGCAAATGAAATTAACAGCAACAACAGAAAGCACATCAATTGCGGAATTAATAAACGATGACGCAGTGCTTGAAGCAATAGAAGCAAAGAGACAAGCCAACCAGCCAATTGAAGTGGAAATTTCCGTTGGTTCGGGTGATTCAATATTTTTGGAAACAATAGACGATGAAGCTTCAACAACAGATTCAATTGAAGTTACAAATTCAATCAGATTTAAAACTTTTGATTTGTGACAAGTTTTCGTTATTGCTTCGGAATCAACAGAATTTTTTATTACACTTGTATAAAATAAAACATGGAAATTTGAGCAAATACAACTCTTTATATAAGTTTGTGAACGATTATCGCCGTTGCGTTTTTTCTTTGGAAATTATCCGCAAGTATTACCAAATTTCAAAAGGAAACAGAAATGCAACTTAAACAACATGAAGAAAGGTTGGATAAATTGGACAGTTTGGATTTAGACAGCAGATTAACGGAAATACAAACAAATTTAAAGCGAATAATGAAGAAAATGGAAGAAAGGAAATAAAACGCACGCATGGAATAAAAAACATTGCTAATTTTTATTTTGCTTCAATACTCACCTAATGAAACGAATTACAAAATTATCCGTCACCAAATTAACATTTTTAATAATTGTTTTGGAATTGTGCTTTTTGGTTTCATATGCCGTTATTGTAAACGTGGAAAATGAAACATTGAAAACAATATTAAATATATTCAGTTTTGCCGTAACTTCGATGATTTCTTTTTACTTTGGACAAAAAGTTGGAGAAATGAAGGAAGTGGACAGTTTAATAAAGGAAGAAACGGAAGAAGAAAACAAGATTTAAACTTTACATATTAACATGTAAAGCATGAAAAAGTTTTGGATCATATTAATATTAATAATTGTTTTATGGCTTTTATTAACGTCAAAAGTGCGATAAAAACAAGGGTTTTTATCTCGCCAAAAAGAAAATATGAGCAAAAAAGAAATATTATATTCAAGACATCACCTTTTGCCAACAAGCCAGCATGGAGCGAATAACAGCACGAACGTTGAATTAATAAGGGATACTACCCACAGAGCAATACACACATTATTTGAAAACAAAATGATTGCGGAACAATTAATAAGAACGGTTGAAATAAGCGAAAAAGCATTAAGGGAAGATGTAAAAGAACGGTTGCTTGAAACATTAACAAGCAAAAACATTTATGATCCATACGAACGATACAAAGACAAAGTTATTCAGTAAAATTTACTTTCTAATTATAAAAACATGGAAGAAATTATTTATGGTTGTTTGTGAATCGGTGAAGAAAACACCGATTATTTACTTTGTGACGGCGACATTGATTCGTTGCCAAACCTTTATAAACAAAACGAAAAAAGGTTTGAATACAACCAAGCAAATCAAAGCCGGAGTAAGGTTTCATGCACAATATTCAGTGCAATGGGTATGGTTTCAGATTTAATGGATTATGAATTTTCGCTTGATGAATTAAAAGAAGTTGACGAGCTTTCATATGGAAAATGAAGAATAAGGGGACAAGGTTGGTATGTTAAAAGTGCGGTTGATCTTGTTTGTAAATGGTGGAATGAAAAACACGGTGATTTATGAAAAATTGCATATTACAGAATAAGCAAATTTTCAGAAAGGTTGGACGAAATATTGGAAAAGTGATATACAATAAACGGTAACTTTTGCCCAACTGGGGAATATTCCGCAGATTATAGAAAAGACGCAATATTGGATTGATACGATTTCGGAATAAATAAAAATGGACATGCAATTGATATAATTTGGAATAATGGAAAAAGAAGCGTTAAAGATTCATACAAGGGAAGAAAAACAAGCGATTGAAAGAAAGATTGCAACAGATACGAATTAAAGCATAAAGTTTCAGAATTAACAAATTATGGAACATGGTTTTATTTGTTTACAAAGGTTGCGGAAGATAACCTTGAAAGAGTAAAGGAATTAAACGAATTCAAAACATTAATATTACAAACAATTGATAATAATAGCAAAATGCGACATTTAACGGAAGATACAACATATCAAAATAAATTACATACAATGAATGAAAGCAACCGTGCAAAACTGGAAGATATAAACACACAATTAAAAAAGCTTTCAT